TGCTGCTGCCTTGACCAGTTTTTCCAAAGAAGTACTATCCAGCTGGAAGCATACGTCAGTTGATGGGAGTTGAATCTCTTTATCAGGAGGAGAAATAATTACATTAGGATCTGCATAGAAATACTTAACACGACGCTTACCTTCCTTAATACTGAGATAAGATTGTTCGGTAAAATCAAGATCAGGATCCTGGTGAAGTCCCAAACCATTCAGAAACTGATTCAAATCATAGATAGCAAAGTCACGAGGAAACTCTTCCGTAATATCCGCTTCTGCAAGAATGTTCTTTGCGACAGAAATAGTACGAAGTTTGTTACCCTCTTTCACAAGAATAGAATTATTGATTCCTGCAAAATTTTTAAGAATAACAAGGGTATTGTCAGAAAGTTTCATAGTTTTATCTTGGAGTTTCATTTGTTTTCAATCAGATTAAGGTGATTAATCAGAAGAATTGTATAGTGGAGAACTTTAAAGAGATCTGAACGGGGAGTTCCTTTAGTATCATACCGATCAATGTACTTGGTTACATTACCAGCACAGAATCCTTCGCGGCGATTGTGCTTGATCTTATCAAGAGTTTGTTCTTTACCGCCACCAGTTCGATCAACATAATGTTGACGATAAGTGCTTGCAATATATTCTTCAAGTTGTTTCAGGATTTTATCTTCGTTGTATTTCCAGAAACCGTTTTTGTTTGTATCTTCAGGCATTTTCAAATCAAAAGTAATAGTATCAGGTGAGTGATTTCCAAAATAAGAGAATGGAACAGACTGTGCTGCGTAAATAAAATCTTGGGCACCACTAAAAGAAATAGTATCAGATCCTTCACCACCATAGATTACAGTATCTTTCCAAGAATCTGGAAGTGAATTTTCGTAAGTGCTCTCAAAGTTTTCTGACATTTTGCTTCATAGTAAAGGGTAAAAAGGAGGCACATTGACCTCCTTACATTCTATCAGTTTGCCTGCTGTTCGTCAACAGGAAGTTGGAAATCAGCATCAACCTTGTCATAAAGTTCAAGGAATGCTTGCTTGGTTTCATCATCAAAGCGGTTCACACACACTTGGATTGCCTTTGCCTTGTCTTGGAAAATACTATAAGCACGGATGATATGAACCAGGCGGCGGGTGCTGATGATTTCCTCAATACCACCATCGTAAAAGGTCTTGCGGATGATATCTGCCCAGTCCACCAGGCGCTTACAGAACTCACGGTCTTCTAGACCCAGATCCAGAGCAATACCTTCCAGAATCTTCTGCTCAGTAGCAGGGGCAGGATAGGACTGCTCAAAAGTCACAGGAAAGCGTTCCAGGAATGCCTCATTGAGCACGTTGGTGCCGATGAAACGACCATCATCAGAACCTTTACCCTTGGTGTTGGCAGTAGCGATGACGTTAAATCCAGAAGCAGGTTTCACCCAACGACCAATCTTTTTCAAGAAGACACCTTTGCCTTCAAGGATGGATTGGAGGCACAGAATTTTGTTGCTAGCAAGGTCGATTTCATCAAGAAGCAGGATTGCTCCTCGCTCCAATGCTTCAATGACGGGACCGTTGTGCCAAGCAGTATTCCCATCAACAAGGCGGAAACCCCCGATAAGGTCATCTTCATCAGTTTCAATCGTAATATTTACACGAATCAGTTCACGCTTCAATTGAGCACAAGCTTGCTCCACACTGAAAGTTTTACCATTACCAGAAAGACCAGTAATGAAAGTGGGATAGAAAAGACTGGATTGAATAATCTTTTTAATATCAGCAAAGTTACCAAACTTGACGAAGGTATCATCTTTTTCGGGAATGAG